CGTTGCGCATGCGCATGAGCGCCTGGGTCATCGTATCAACATAGTCGTCGTGCTCACCAGCGGGGAAGGCCGCGACCTCCTCCACAAGCTCTCGCGCCCAGCGGGTGTCTGGCACCCACACACGGCCCGAGGTGAACATGTCGGACACCGCGTTGAGGCGCACCACTTTGTCGTTGCTGGTGCCGTTCTTGCCCCGGCTGGGGCTGAACTCGCTGATGGGTATGCCCATAGCCCTCAACTCCTGGATCAGCGGCGCTCCAGCGGCTTTCTTCTCGATCAGACATGCGTCAGGTTCCCACTCGCGATAGTACTCGCTGGCACGCTTCTTGAGGTCGGGAAAAGCCCACCGTCCCTTGATCGCGTCTAGAAGAATGATATGGGCATTATCATTATCTTCCTCGTTGAACCACACACCCCACGTGGTGCACGCGCTGTAGTCAGCGCTGGTTTTGGTCTCGTGCGCGGTATCCCACGACTGGATGATGTACTCGCACTTGGGCGGTTTCTCAGGCTCCCAAAGTTTCCACATCTCGCGCTTGATGACCGCTGCAACCTCCGAGGTGGGGTTCTGCATGTACTGCGCCTGCCAGAACCTTGGGTCCATGCCCGCACGCTTGGCCTGAAGCTGCTCCAGGGGCCACTGCTCAGGCCACAGAGACTTCTCCTGCGGCGTGTGCTCGTGCATGATGGCCGGAAGCTCCACGATCTCCCACTTGTCCGCGTCGGGATTCTTGATCTGGTGGCTGATCAGCATGCCCGTGAGGTCTAGCTGGGACCACCGGGTCATGATCACGATGATCGCACCCCCTGGCATCAAGCGTTGGAGAGGGCCTGTCTGGAACCAACCCCATGCAGCGTCGAACGGCGTGCGTGTGCCTGCCTTGATGTCCTGTTCTGAGTGCGGATCGTCAATGACGAACAGGTCAGCGCCTCGACCTGCGATGCTACCACCGACGCCAACAGCGTAATACTGACCTCCGGCACTCGTAGACCACTTACCTGACGCTTTTTGGTCCTCTGAGACCTGCGTATCGGGAAAAATGGTGTTGTATTCGGGCGTTTCGATGAGGTTTCTGATGCGCCGACCGAAGTCTTCTGACAGAGACGACGTGTGCGTCCCCATGATGATCTTTTTGTGCGGGAATTTGCCCAAAAAGTAGGCCGGAAACAGGTAAGAACTGAACTCCGACTTCCCCATACGAGGCGCGATGTTGATAATCACCCGGCGTTTAACGCCGGAGATCACTTCTTCGAAAATTTGTGCAAGCTTTCTATGGTGAGCGCCTTCTTTGAAGCCTGGATAGCTGAAATGAGCGAAGCCTAAGAGGCTGTTTTGCGCAGCCGTTAGGCGGTGTCGGCGCTCTTTCTCTTCTAGGAGGTCAAAAAGCTCCATTTTCTCCCGCACACTCATGGTGGGGAGCGCGGCCTGGATGGCCTGCGCCTGCTTGGGCGTCAGGAAATCAGGCAGCTTCATTGCTGAGCAGGGGAGTTACGTCCGTCGGGGTAACGTCGGTGACGTTCATGAACCGCGCCAGCTTCTCTTTGAGCTTGCTCTCAAGCTCCTGATCCGTGATGTCCGTCTTTTTGACCTCAACTCTGTCGGTGAAGAGCGCCACCTCAGTGACCCGGCCCAGTAGCTCCAAGGCACGCAGGCGGATGCGGGCATCCGGGTGCTCTACCTCTTCGAGGATCTTCGACACCGCGTAGCCACGAAGCTCCTTGGCCTGATTGACGAACTCCCAGTCATAGGCTGTGAGCATGCCAGTGAGGTGCCGCACCGCAGTGGGCGTCTTGAGCGCGAGAAGCGCTGCCTTCTGCTTGGGATCAGTGTCGGGCTTGACGAGCGCCTGGAACGCGTTCTGCGCCAGCGAGGAGGCTGCTGCGGCATCTGCCATGTCGGCAGTGGGCGCCCCCATAGACTCGAGCCAGTTTGCCGTCTCATGCTGCGCGTTGATGAGCGCTTGCGGATCAGCCTTCTCCAGGGGGAGTGTGTCTGCGATATTGCAGACAGGCGGCTCAAAGTCAATCAGGTGGTCAAGCATTTCAAAGCGGGGCTTGCGTCCGAGTTTGGCGCAGTGTACAGTCGTGTCTGTCTCCTTGCAAGTTCCCTACTTGCTTTCTCCTTGAGGTAGCCGCAAGGCACCTTTTAATGCCTCGGACACCCGAGGCATTTTTTTGTATGGTAGTGTCAAGAGTTGGACAGAAAAAGTCTGGGATTTTGTAGAAAATTTTGCTGCTGTTTGTAGAAGATGTGTTAGGGGTGTGTTTAATACACATAAATACGCTGGCGGGAATAGTTTTGTATTTTTTGTGTAGTATGGGGTGGGAGAAAAATAAAATACGGAACTGAAGTTTGAAAAATTTGTGTAGTGTGGTTGGGGATTCGTGTTCATACAACGACGCTACCCTTGCTACCAAACCAGGGGGTGGGGGTATGGTGGGGTCGCACACTACGCTCCAAAACGACGCTGCCGAGGATGGCTTCAGAGGGGGGTTGAGGTATATATGAGAGGGTGTGATTTCGGGGCATACGCTTACGGCACTCACTCAAAGGGGACATCGATGTCCTCATTCAATGCAACTAGGAGTTCTGCAATGTCGACGAATCAAAACCACGCTTTGGCCTTTGTGGCCTTGAACACCTACGCTGCGGCCCTGCAGCAGGGGGTGACGCAGCTTCGTGCCGAGTTTGTCCGACTCGGGCTCGGCACAGTCGAGGATGCTCGACCCGTCGTCCTGGCATGGGCCAGCGACAAGTACGCTTGTCCCCTGGTCACTTCGGAGTCCAACCGCAACAAGGGCCAACAAGTGCTCGACCGTGGCAACGCTGCGTTCATGAGGGCCGACAAGGCCTACAAGCGGGCGATGGAAGACCTCATGGGCGATGCCGATGCCAAGGTGTCAGCGAAGGCCGAGGGTGAGGCCGAGGAGGTCGAGATCCCTGCCGAGTTGCTCGCTGCCGCAGCGAAGCTGGCCAAGCTGGCGCAACAGTACGAAGGTGCACGCAAGCTGGCCAGCCGCGCTCTGGCTACTGCGTTTGCCAAGTGATCCAAAGAGGACCAAGCGTCCTCTTTCAACCTAAGGAGAAAGACCATGCAAACCAACCTCATCCTCGCCGTGCGCGGCGTCATGCGTGACCGTGAGATCAAGCGCCTGCTCCCGCAGGCCAGCCACAAGGCCGAGCCCGTCGTGCAGCGCAGGGTTCCTGCGCGTGCTGCCCGCAAGGCGGCACGGAGGGCGCAGCCATGAGCAAGTCCTTCAAGGGCGAGGCCCGGGCGCAAGCCCGTGCCGTGCAGCAGCGCCGCGCTGCGCGTGTCGCCAAGCGCATTGCGAATGAGAACGCGAATGAGAACGATTCTCATTTCCGGGGTAAAAAAGACCTCGTGGACGCGAGTCCGCGTATTCGACGCTCTGACTAGCGCCTTGCCACACCTAAGTGGTTGATTGGCCAGGGCTTTCTCTTATATATATAGATATAGATTACTTATATTTATATATGTATAGGGATGGGCACGTGCCTGTGTCCATGAGCCCGCCTGCTTTTTTCTTTTTTTCCTCTTTCCCCTCGTCTGTGTGTTTGGATTTTGAAATTAAGGAACACCTGACCATAGTTCACTACTTTACGACGGTGCGACAACCACTTACACTTGTGAAGGTGCCTGTCAGAGCAGCGACTACGTGGACGCAGCCGGTTTTTAGTGGACGCAAACTGTCAAGCGCTGGACAAAAAGGACTCTTTGTCCTCTTTCAACCCCCAGGAGAACGCCCATGTCACTGCCTTTTTACGACCGTGTTTCCCCTCGTTGCGCTCGATGTCAGCGGCGCAAGCACGTCAATAAATTCCTGAAATGGTACGAGGGGAACTTCATCCAGCGCCCGTTCTGCGTGGAATGCGAGGCGAGTGAGCCCGAGCCCGCGCTTTATCGACCACCCCCTCCCCCCGCTGCGCCTATGCCGCCACCGTCCAAGCACCTACGACGCAAGGCGTGGGGTGCCACGCTGACCAAGTTGTCCGCAGCGCAGGCATGGTGTGCCCAGACGCGCTGCGTCCAGACTCCACGCGCATCACCCGCATGGTGTGAGTTCCTCGATGTGTATTCGGCGCTGCTCCAGTCCATCCAGCGTCGGATCGAGGACATGCGTAAGTGGGGCAACCACTCGCAGCCGATGGACTATTTCTTTTCGCCCGAGACGCTGCGCCGTCTCATGGAGTTGTACGACGCGGCTGACCCGCAGAGGGAGTTGCCGCACGGTCCCCCGCCGTTCTTGCCTGAGGTGGTGGGGTTGAGGAGGTTCGGATGACCGCTGACTATTACCAACGGTTCACACGCTTGGATGTGCAGGCCACCTGCCCGGGCTGTGGCACGACCCTGCGCTTGCATGAGTTCCGCAAGTGGTGGGGTAGCAAGCACTTGCTGCGCACGCTGTGCATCAGGTGTGAGCCTGAGCGTGCGCTTGAGGACATGACGCCAG